TATACTTCACAGTGTTGAGCACTGTGATGGGCAAGATCTCAGGGTTGTTCAGTGATATTTCAGCGGCATTCAAGAGTTCAGGCGTCGTCGGCGCGATCTTTAATTTTTTGGGTTTGATTTCAACAGTTATGTCAGCGGTATGGAATAACGTGAAAACCGACTGGTCAACAGTTGGTTCCTTTTTTACTGAAAACGTTCTCACACCCTTGAGTTCTATTTTCAATAAGGTTCTTGATGTGATACCTGGCGTTTTTAGAAAAGCTTGGGATATCATTGCCACCGTCTTTGGCTTGAAACCAGTGATGGCACTGTTCGAACTAGTCGTTGAGGGAATCACTAATGCACTCAACAAGTTGCTTGACATTCCTGTCTTCAAGAACTTGATTGAAATTGCCAAAAAAGCTTTCAAGATTTCATCACCGTCCAAGGTGTTTGAAGACATCGGTGATGATATTGCTAAAGGCTTCGATAAAGGCACCGACAAGATGCCTCAGGCCATGGCTGAAAAAATGAAGAAAACGGGCGAAGCAGCCCAAAAACAGGCTAAACCGATCGGCGCTCAAGTCGCAGATGCTACAAAGCCAGCAGGAAAAGGAGAAAAGATTGAACCTGCTGGCGGTGGGAAGGCGATCGACCTGAGTGGACTTGAGGCAATGAAGACAAATGTTGCCGCCGCCGGCAAATTGTTGAAAGAATTGGCAACCAGTCCAGACATGTTGCCCGCTGTCACCGGAGCATTGAAAAATCCAGTCGTTGCTGCACTAGCAGCTGCCAAGCCGCAACTGGAGATATTGCAGTCAACGTTCGGTCTGATGAGTGAACTGTTGGGATCGATCAAAAGATTTGCGGGCAGTATTCCAGCAGGCCCTGCGGCACTCGATCCGTTGGTTAAAACCGTCGCCGACATGGCGTTGTTCATCTCTCGGTTGGTCAACACTGCGGCCTTTGGCACGTCAAAACCTCCTCTGGTCGAGCTAAAAGACAATTTGACGTCTCCTGAACTAGTTGCATTCGCCAAGGCCGGACCTCAAATTACCAACTTGAAGAGTGCTTTTACGTCGCTCAATGAATTGATGGGCCAGGTCAGTGACTTTTCAAAGCATACAGTAGATGTTTCAAAGGGATTCAACCCAGACGTTGTTTTCGTTGCTTCTGTCGCTTTGAATCACACCATTGAAACTGTACGTAAAATGGGAACGTCATTCACTGCCCCTGTGTTGGCTGACATTGCCCTCGCGGCAATCCATGCAAAGGCATTCGGTGATTCACTGACTGTTTTTAGCAATTCTGGCGTGGCTGCAATGGTGCAAGGCCTGAAGGCCATCAGTGATATGGTCGACAATGCCAACAAGTTGAACGAAGCCATGGGCAGCTTGCCTGACCTGAAGCTCGATGCCAAATTGAAGAGCTTTGCAACAGGCATCGGTTTGGGCGGAAAATTCAATTATCAGATCAAAAACAAAGACGTTGTCATGAACGTCAGTTTTACTGTCACGATGAATGCTGACGATCTTGAGAAGTCAATGGTCCTCCGTGAAAAATCGATCATCCGCGACCGCCTCAATTTTGCTACTAGCGAGGAAAACCACGATAAGAGCACCTCGCCGTTGCCTCCTAACCAAGGTTCTCCCGTTCAAATACCTGCCCAACCTAAGTGACTAGCGGCATCTCAGAGGGCTCAAGAATAATCTTGAGAAAAAAGGTGTAGGATCCTACCATGCGCACTAAGAAACAAATCATCGACCAACTGGCGGATGAACCCTTGTATCGTAGCGTGATGACAGGATTGCCTGCAGAAGAACGGTCCCAAATTGAATCAGCTGTCCAAAATTTGATCATCGACGTGGTGATGCAGATGGAAGAATTTGCAGACCAGATCAAAGAAAATCCTGAGGCTCAAGCTGAACTCGCCCGGGGTCTGACTGGCGACCCAGTACTAGTTAACACTGGACCTGATGTTTCAGGCTCAATTGGATAAAGATGAGCACCAAGACGGGTACACCTGGTTTCGATATTGACGGTAAGACGTATACGTTCGACGTCGGAGACCCGCGGGCCCCTGATGATCCCAACTACCCTGTTCCGACCGATCACGGCGACATTCATGTTGACAAGAACGAGCCCCCGACCAAAGACATCGGTCGAGTCACCAAGAAGACGCTGGCTGACTATTTGGGCAAGAAAACGCAGCTCAACTATGTGGCAATAGACGGAACACTGCCAGTAGACGCAGCAGGATTTCCAGTCGACACTAGCATCGTCGGCGTCAATAACACCACACCGGTGATCCCGAGCCCTGATCACACTGCTAAAAATTCCAAGTGGTTCACCCAAGGCAAAAAGACGCTGACCGGTACAGTAGATACTTCACCAGACCTAAAGTCAGTGTGGCAAAAAGGAGGCGATGTCAAGTTCACTCCTCCTAATTTGAAGCTGACAAAGCTTAAAAAAGGTAAGTCTGTCGCCGACGATCGAACGTTTGTGACAGGAAATGAACTGTTGCCTCAAGTTGATCCTGCCGCGGCTCCACCGGTTGTTCCATTGGGAACCTTGGCACCGTATACTGCAGGAGTGCTAGCCAATAATCGATTCACTGCCGATGCTAATTTCACTGCTCGTGGGGCAAATTTCGACCTTCACTCTCCTAAGTACGGCACAATTTCGATGAATCGAATGGCCCAGGTCGGTATTTCGTTGTCGATCAGAGGAGGTCACGAGATACGTTCAACATCAAATGCTAGCCCGAGTTCTGCAGGAACTGAAGCCGCGGCAATCCTGCCCAGTTTTGCCCAGCTCGGTGCCGAGCGTATTAATTTTTCGATTCTCGAGGCCAACGACGTCTTGAATAACTTGACGAACGACGAGGTCCCTGATGCTAACATCATCAATATGGCAGACCTGTCGTACGGCACCATGAACAACACCCTGGATCAATATGATGGCATGTCGGCACTGGGAATGGTCGCTCTTTCTGCTGCTTTGACAGCCGCAATTGGCATTCTTTTCGATGGTTTGGGTCTCATCTTGGGTCTAGCAAAAGGAACACCTGAGCCTCGCAAGAATCCTGACGGTAGGTTTATTTTGGGCAGGTCAACTGTCACTAAACACCAAGCGACCAGCGGCATCGGTGCCTTGTTGTCGCTCGACATTGCTTCGCTATTGGGCATTCGTTTTACCATCACGCCTCTAAAAGAAGCCGTTTCAGCTGGTGTTCATGCGTTTTTTGGAATTGACGACGATGCGCCTCCCATTGTAGGCGCATTGGTGTCAGCCATCACAAAACCCGCAGATTCACCCGGGTATAATAGCGTCGTGGCTCGAGCCATCATCAGATCAATTGTCATCATCATTGATAAGATCAAGAAAGCCTTTAGTGGCAATTTGATCGCGGCTATCAAGAAAATTCTAGCCTTGATAGATGTCATTCGAACATCAAAATTGATCTCTGCGATCAATGTGTTCGCCAGCCTCGGAGATGCGCTCAAGACAGATAATCCGGCTGAAACAATTCCAGGTCGAGATGAAGAACCCAAGCGTAAATCTAGAATTGATAGTATCGGTAACGATGATCCAATTGCAACTTTTGCTAAAAATCGACTGAATGCACCTGATGGTACTCCAAGTCTTAAGTTGGCATGGGCTTCGAATCGGGCAGCTTCGCTTTATTTGTTGCCCAATAGTATTGCGGGTATTCAACCCGTTGCGCAAACATTGGGAGGGTTTCAAAGCGGTTTGGGATTGCAAGAAGAACAAACACGATCATTTTATCGCTTGTTGAGCGATGATGAAGCTAAAACAAATGGCAATAGAATTCCTCACGGTGATGCCGGTGAGTCTGATGACATTGCGACATTGAAAAAGATCGAATCTGTACTAGACGCTGAGTACGTTCCTTTCTATTTTCACGACATTCGGACCAATGAAGTCATCGCGTTTCACGCATTTCTAGCGTCATTGACTGATGATTACGCGGCAAGTTATGAATCAACAGAAGGCTTCGGCCGCGTAGAACCAGTCAAGATCTATAAGGGCACCCACCGTAAGATCGGCATGAGTTTCTTTGTGGCGGCCACGTCAACGACAGATTTCAATGACATGTGGGTCAAGATCAACAAGCTTGTAACACTGGTCTACCCTCAGTATACGGAAGGTCGTAGACTAACAGATCCGACTGCAAAGTACAATTTTACACAGCCTTTCAGTCAAATGATGGGTGCTTCACCGATGATTAGAATCAGGCTTGGTAATTTGTTGACGACCAATTACTCTCGATTTGCCCTTGCAAGGTTGTTTGGAGCAACGCTACCTGAGGCACAATTCGGTAAAGGTGCATTGAAATTGGATGGTAGCAAGGCTAAGGATGCGCAAAAAAAGATCGAAGACAAAATTAAATCCATGGCTGGAACATGGATACTAGTTCCTGGTGGCGTGCTCGACGCTAAAACCGACGATGGATTGTCGGTTGGTGGTGGTGGCGGAAATAAAGACAAAGCACCCAATTGGACAATCAATGGTGATGCTGCATATATTCCGTGTAAGATTACAGGAAAAGATCCTGACAATGATTGGATCATTTTTGTCAAACCTCAGGTTCCTGATAGCGTCTTTTTGAAAGACATCGGAATTACAGATTCAAAAAAACAAGGTGAATGGATCTCCTACATCAAAAAACAATACGATAACTCAGATGATCCTAAACACAGAATTATTGGAGGTGAATATGTCGTAGCGCTTGGACAGTTGTTGCCGACTGGAAAAACTCAAAAAGAAATCTTTGACGAGCTCTTTGCTAGTGAAAATGAGGCCGTCAAAGACTTGTCAGAGTTCCTCGACATTGAGAAAAATGCCCTAGTGAAATCTTTTCGTTCTGCCGGTGGCAAAGGTCTGGCAGGTTTCATTGACTCGATGAACTTCGACTGGTATTCTCAGGTCACCTGGGACACAGATCCCGGGAATAAGGCACCCAAGATGTGTAAGGTCACTATCTCATTTAGTCCCATCCATGACATTTCTCCGGGTCTCGATTCACAAGGGTATAACAGAGCACCCATTTACCCGATCGGCTTCTTCGCACACGGGCCTGATTCTGACAAGGGAGCCAAGTAACGTATGGCATTCAGCAGGTATTCTAGAACACCGGTCATTGATTTCGGCCGTCAGTACGGGACCACGTCAGGCATTGATGCCCTGCGCGCCGGAATCGCAAACGGGACCATCAAAACAAAGCAATTGTTGGTCCGCGGTGTTGAACGCCTTGACACGCTTGCTGGCAGCATCTACGGTGATGCTCGGTATTGGTGGGTCTTGGCTGCCGCGAGTAACATCGGCTGGGGCATGCAGGTTCCTCCTGGGACCATCATCAACATTCCTGACCTTGCAGACGTCAGCGGTCTTGTGGGCTTAACGTGGCGGCTGACTTTTCAAGGCTCGAGAGCATCTTTCGAATGGTCACGCCGGCTGACTTGCTGGTGGCCCAAAAGATCGGCATCGGCGATCCTAACAAGGAAAACAGCCTGACTCGGGTCCTGCAACGATTGTTGCTTGAGACCGGCGGCGGTGGTGTGACGAGTTCAGAGAACATGCTCGAAAAATTGAAGGCCTACCGTCAAGGTAAAGGTGACCAAGGAGCTTCCCTCGCTGGCAGCAAACCCGAGCAAGACTTTGATAGGATCATCAGTTTTTATTCAACGGCCGGTAACATTGAAGCCGCCGAGTATCCGTACATGTACGTCGGTAAAAATGGCAAGGATGTTGAGAAAAACATCACCGTGGCCAAGATTTGCGCTCTCGATGAGGAGAAATTCATAAATCGACAAATGACAATCATCTTGGTTAATTCACCCTATGTCAATCCAAAGGTGCGTGATGCCCAAAAAGTTGAACTGTTCCTGAATTTTTTGCCAACGATTGTCATCTCGCGGTGCGTGCCTTACCTTGAGCTCGAGTTTGTCTTTGATCGCGGGTTTGACAAAGACGCCAAAACAGGCCGCGAGTTGGCGTCAGCTGGCATGTTGAAATTTTTGTTGGGTGCTGACAAGGTGACTGATGGAACTCCTGATGCTGCAATGTTTGATGCTCGTTCATGGACCAACGGTCAAAGTAGCAAAACTTCTGCGGGAATGGAGCTGTTCACAGCACCCCAGACGTTGGTTAACATGAATCCCATCAAGCCTGGTTCACGGTACGTTGATGTGTTGGATCCGACGCGGCCATTTGCCTCGCTCGAGAGCGTGACGATCAATGTGACGCCGACAAAGGGTATTATGTCGTACAAGAAGGCGACAGCAGTCATCAAGTTGCATGATCGTTCGCGGTTGGCAGAACTCGCGGACTTGATCCAACCCACGACATATACGCGGTCGACAATATGGTTGACGTATGGTTGGCGTCACCCTTATGAACCCAACGGTGACACTGCCACTGCGACTTATGCTGATTTCATCAACAATAACATGCTGGTCAAAGAGGCATACGGCATCGCCAATTCGGGATTTTCTTTTGATGCCGTGGGTCAGGTGACGATCACGTTGCAGCTGTTCACCAAGTCAATTTCCGAGCTCCGTGACATCAAGACCAACATCGGTGACGATCAATTTGCGACAGTTCAACGTAAAATAGATGAGATCGCTCACAAAGTGGGACTCATCGTGAGAGGCCTTCATCTAGAACCACCCAGTGGTCTCAATAAAGAAGTCAGAGGGTTCATGTTGCTCGACGCCGCACAGAGCGGACAATTTCCTGACGGATGGTCTGTGAAAGATACACAAGAAGCGATAACAAAAATTGAAAAAGCGTTGAACGACAAGGGGACTGTTTCACCAGAAACAATCGGTTTGTTGAAATCACAGTTGAAAGAACTGTATGCAGGAGACATCAAAAAGAACCGCTTCAACTTCAAAGAGAGATCAAAAGGTGTCGCAACCGCGTTGACGCGGACTAAGTTGAAAGAACTGTCGCGCGGATTTGATCCCTTTTTGACCTTTAAAGAAAAGAATGAATCAATGAAAGAAAAGACGGGCGCCACTGGCGATCACCCGTTGCTATCACAAATTGAGTTCTACAACACAAAAGACAAATTGTCAGTTGAACTCACCAAAGAAAAAGATCCATCAGGTGGAAAAATCGACTGGAAGAAAACCGTTGTTTCATTCGGTAAACTGTTCAGCGTTTTTATGACGCCTGCACTTCTAACGATCAACACAATCGATGAGTATCAGGTGATTTTTTACATGTTGAACGATCTCTGCGGGCCGGCCTCGTGTACCAATATCGCAGAATTTCCGATCGATCTGCCTGTTTTCTTGCGACAATACAAAGAAGTCGTAGAACAAAAAGGCACCAATTTGATGACAGTCGAAGAATTCGTCAAGCTAGCCGTCGATGCTCAGATCAATGACGTCAGAGCTATTCCTTACGGATTTCGTTCAGCCGGCATCTTCAAGCCATGGTCTCCCACGAACCGTGACCCGAATTTTATCGACAAAAAAGGCGCCAAAAAGGGCGACTCACCGGCTGACAACTACGAATCAAAAACGTCACAGGTCAATGGCAAGCGCGGGGCGTTTGTCATGCCGCAGATTGAAGTTCACGTTGAGACGACCCACGCGAAAGCAACTGACTCAGAAGTTGTCGATGCCCTGAGGTACTATGAACGTCCTGGATCCAGTGTCGGATCGGCCTCACCGACCGCTGCAGACCAACAGAAGTCAGGCCACGATCAACTTAAAAAGATTGTTAGAATTCACATATATGACAAGACCTCGACACCGTACAAGCAAGCCAGTCGAATTCTCAAGTCAGACAATCCTGGAGGCGGCACAAACATCATCGAAGTTGAGCCTGAACCATGGGTCAAAGATCGCTCAGAAGATGAAGATACCGTGGCAAAATCCATATATGCCGACGTTTGGCAGTCAGTCAGTTCTGACGGGTCAATCAAGACTCATGTCAAAAATGGAAATCTGACAGCTGACATCAACAATCAGAAGATCAAGCACCTGGTGTCCAAGACGCTCCCCAGCATCATCTATGGCATGAATGCATCAGCAGTGTTGGAAGCTCACCTGTCGACAAAACAGGACGCTCAGTTGACAGCTGCTCAACTTTTGGGTCTCAATGCCGGCAAAAAAGTTGCGGCTACACCTGCGGGTGGTGGTCAAGGAGGTCTTCCTTTGAAAGTGATTCCAGCTGCCTTGACGCTGCGAACGATCGGATGTCCTCTGCTCAATTATTCCCAACAATTTTTCATTGACTTTAACACAGGTACCACGTTGGACAACATCTACGGTATCACGGGCTTGACGCACACTCTGACCCCGGGCAAGTTTGAATCGTCACTGACAATGGGTTTCTACGATGCCTATGGCAAGTACGAGAGCGCTCCCGATGCATTCACACGGGTGGAAGACGTCATCAAAAAATTGAAGCCAAAATGAAGTTGTGACCTCACGGGGGTTACGATTGTCCTGTGACTGAACCCCTCTGCATCGATTCACGGTTGATGGGAACAGAGCGTAACCTGTTGGTCGATGGGGGTTACCGCTGGGTCGATCATGTGCCTGAGTCAACATGGCACCTATCAGGGGAACTCAAGCTACACAGCGACCGGTGCCTGGACACCCTGCTGCGTCTCAATTCACGGGTGGTCGATGTCAGTCCGCCGGCACGGTTCGTCAACGCCATGTCACAGTTGATGTCAGGGTCTCACGTGGCGATTCCCTGGGCCCACGTGATGCCCGAAAGGGAACACAGAGCCCACGTGAGAAAACTGATAAATGAGGCCAGTGAGGCCTTGGAGACGATATCCAAAGATTATTACGTGAACACCTGGGTGCCGCAGTCCACCGTCCTGAGGAGCCTGCAACCAGCCCGCGTCTCACAGGCGCGGTACCGCGAAGTCTTGGCTCTGGCGGGAAATAACGCAAAGTCGATCGAGAACTTCTGTCCAAACGACAACGGGTTTGCAGCAACAGTCGCCTATGACAGGTTCGGAACACGGACCGGTCGCTTGACAGTTGACCATGGTCCGGGAATCTTGACATTGAAGCGTGACTACCGTGACATGCTGGTGCCGAGCGATCCCAAGGGCTGCATCGCCTACATTGACTTCGCGGCCCTAGAGGCCCGCATCATGCTGTACGAGGCTGGTGGCCGCTGCGACGAGCACGACATGTATGCATTCATTTCTAGGGAGCTGTTCGGTGGCACCGCCTCACGGGATTCGATCAAGTTGGCAGTGATCTCAGAACTGTACGGTGTCGGCAAGCACACCTTGGGTGACCAGCTCGGGATTGCCGGCAAAGAACTGGACGGTTTCATCGGCAAAGTGAAGCGGTTCTTCCGTGGCAAAGAACTCCTCAAGCGTGTCAAAGGTGAGTTCATCAAGACTGGGATGATCACCAACCGCCATGGGCGCAAAATTGTCATTGATGAGCCGCTAGACCACATTTTGATCAATTCTTATGCGCAGTCGACCGGCGTCGACGTCAGCCTGTTGGGATTCAGCGACATCGTCAGGCAGTTGCAACATCTCCCGGGCATCCGGCCGCTGTTTGTGCTGCACGATGCACTAATCCTTGACGTTCCTGCGGTCGACCTTGAGGCCGTCAAAGCCATCAAACAAGTCAAGGTCCCAGGTTACGTGCAAAACTTTTTTCTGAAGTGTGAAACCTTCCCGTGTACATCACTGTGATAAAGGGTACGGTTCTAACATGACGTTGACGGCTGAAGACATTGAGAAAAATTTCAACAAGTTTCGTTCACTGTGTGAAAAGCTCGGTGAGCGTTCTCCTGCGGCCCTAGCACTGGTCGACGGTCTCGGCGAACGGCTAGCACTGTGCCCGGCATCGGGCAAGAAAGACTACCACAATGCGTTTCCGGGTGGACTCGTCGATCACAGTCTTCGCGTTCTCGGCAATGCCATGAGGTATGCCAAGGCCTTTGAATGGACACTGACGAGGGATTCCTTGATCATTGGTTGCTTGTTTCACGACCTAGGAAAGGTCGGCGATCACGAGAATGACTACTACGTTCCTGCTGAAGAGTGGCGTGCTCAGAAGCTCGGTGAGCTCTACACCTATAACAAGGACATGCAGTACATGACAGTTCCTGCACGAGGGGTCTTCCTGTGTGCTCACTACGGGTTGAAGTTGACGCAGGATGAGACACTGGCGATCCTGTTGAACGATGGTTGGGTGGTCGACGAGAACAAGCCCTATTGTCTCAAGGAACCACTACTTGCTCACGTTGTCATGACGGCGGATTACCTGTCGACAATGCAAGAAAAAGGTGCTTTCGAGTGAACGTGCCTTACAATTTGAACTCGCGGCCATACTTATTTGTATGAGCAATAACTTGCTTGTGCGGTACATAAAGACAGTTTTGGAGTCGGTCAAGGACGCCCGCGTTCCCAACCAGCTCTTGGACGCCCCGGATTCGGAAAAGGAAAAGAAGGATGAAGTCGAAGACGTCAATGAGTTCTCAGGTGTCGGAGCGATCGCGGGCTACACAGCACCGCTGGGCGCAGACCCCGGTGCCATGGGACGCAAAAAGAACGCTGCAAAGCGCAAGAAGAAGTGACCGCGAACACCTGAGCAGTGGCACTGCCACAGTCTGGTACGATGATGGGTCATGTTCTTGTGTTGAACTTTGGGCAGCACAGACGGTATGATAGAACCAACAGATCACATGGTGTGATCGTAAGTTCCATCACATTTGGAATAGGAAAAGGAAACAGGCATGGCAATCGATCTCGAAGCAATCAGGCGTAGGATGGCAGAACTCAACGGGACCAAGAGGACGTCTTCAGTCCAACTCTGGAAGCCCGGTCCGGGCGAGTACAAAATCAGGTGTCTCCCGTGGAAGAACGCGGCACAGGGACAACCTTTTGCTGAAAAGTGGTTCTATTACATCGGCAACAATCCCGGCATCTTGACGCCGAAGCAGTTCGGTAAGCCCGATCCCATTGATGAATTGGTCAGCAAGCTGTTTCGATCAGGTAAGCCTGACGATCGGCTTTTGGCGAAAAAGCTGATGCCCAAGATGAGGGCATACACACCAGTCATCATCAGAGGTCAGGAGGACAAAGGCGTCATGGTGTGGAGCTTCGGCAAGCTGGTCTACCAGCGTCTCCTAGGCTTCTTCATCGATGAAGATTATGGCGACATCTTGGATCCTCTCGAGGGATTTGACCTCAAGGTCACCTGTTCACAGCAGGTCGGGAAACAGTTCCAGGATACAGTCGTCGACTGCAAGGGTCGTCCTAGCAAGTTGCACGAGGATTCAGCGAAGTCTCAGGTCTGGCTCGATGCTGTCCCGAATCTCGATGACATGTATCGTTTGAAGACCAAAGAAGAAATCGAGAGCATTCTCAACACTTGGTTGTCCGGAGGCGAGGCGACATCCGGTGACGAGGGAACTCCTCGCGGTGCCGCTCCCGGGACCGACGCGCTTGATGATCTGGTCAAGGAAGTCCGCAGCCAGGCCAAGATTACCCCTTCGCCCGAGCCCGAGTCTGCCAAGGCTGAAGCCAAGCCTGTAAAGAAGGCGACCAAAAAGCCGTCCGTCGATGACGATGAGACAACTGCAGTTCCTGCAAAGAAGCAGTCCCTCGATGAAGCATTCGAGGACCTGATGAACGACGAGTGAGGCAAAACATGGCAAAGGCGACTGCAAAGGTTGCCGCGGCTTCTGAAGACCTTGAAAAGGGCGCGAAGAAGTCTGGTGATGAGCTTGATAATCTCACATCAGACCTTATACGTGCCCTTAACAAGGAATTTGGACAGCGTGTGGCGTATAACCTGAGTGTGGATGAAGCACCGACGACTGTCAAGCGCTGGATTGATTCTGGTTCTGTGCAGTTGAACTACGCGTTTCGCAATGCTACTGGCGGCGGATATCCTGAAGGTCGCGTCATTGAGATCTCAGGTCCTCCATCGATCGGCAAGTCACACCTAGCATACCATGCCGCGGCCAACGTTCAGGCGATGGGTGGCCTGGTCGTCTACATTGATACAGAGAACGCCACGCCGATCGAGAAGCTCCGCGACATCGGCATCAACGTGGCAAAGAAATTCGTCTACTGCGATACGCACTGCACCGAAGAGGTGTTCTCCATCATCGAGAGCACCGTCCTCAAGGCCAAACAGATCATCGGCAAGAACCTGCCGATCTTGGTGATCTGGGACTCTGTTGCCGCGACCAGCCCCAAGGCTGAGCTCGATGGTGACTATGACCAGAACACGATCGGCTTGCAGGCGAGAGTGATCAGCAAGGGCATGCGAAAGATCACCGGTGTCATCGGTCAGAACAATGTGACGTTGCTGTGTCTCAATCAACTCAGGACTGCCATCGGTGTCACTCACGGTGACCCTGACGTCACGCCCGGGGGCAAGGCGATCCCGTACCATGCGTCCCTGAGGATCAGGCTAACGTCTGGCACGCAGGTGAAAGACGCCAAAGGCAACGTCATCGGCATCCACGTCATCATGACGACGAAGAAGAACAAAGTGGCACCGCCGTTCCGCAAGTATTTTTTCGACATCATCTTCGGTAAGGGCATCGTCGAACACGAGTTCATCTTTGACCACGTCAGGTCGCACTGTGCGGCCAACAAAGTGATCATCGATCACAAAGACGCTAAAGGCAATGTCTCCAAGGTCGAGGTTGCCATTTCCGGGACCTCTGGATGGAAGTTGTTGCAGGTCAGCAGTGCTGAAACGGGTGAAGTCTTCGTAGAGAAGAAGTTCTACAAGAGCGAGTTCGGCGACCTGATGAAAGATCCCGAGTACAGGCCCTTCATTGACAAGGTCATCGAGGCTGCTTACACCACACAAGCGGGTGAGGCAGTCACTTCAGATGAAGGTGAATCGCCGGTCACAGACAACGAGGATGAAACACCAGATGAATGAATGCGTTCCTGTAAAAATCAAGGGACCGACTGTCCCACAGTACCAATCGTTGGATGCAGCAGGTTGTGATCTTGTCGCCAATGAAGACCGCGAGATTCCACCCAACGACTGGATCATCGTCAGCACTGGCTTGCACCTAGAGATGCCCCCGGGCGTTGAGGGTCAGGTCCGCTCGCGGTCAGGGTTGGCAGCTAAACACGGGATCTTCGTGGTAAACAGTCCAGGAACTATCGACCCTGACTACCGTGGCGAGGTCAAAGTCATCCTGGGAAACATGAACCAGACACCGTTTTTTGTCAAAAAAGGAGACAGGATAGCCCAGCTGGTATTTTCACCTTTTTTTCGAGCGGTCTTCGAGGGCTCAGAAGAGCTGTCTGAAACGACTAGAGGATCAGGCGGATTGGGTTCAACAGGCACTTAGAAATAGGCCCATGTACTGAGCAACGGACGTTGGTTACTGTTGGTGTATGTCAGCAAGTGGTCAACGTCCGATTCTTATCATTGACGCGATGAACGCGTTTATCAGAAGTTATGCCGCATATCCCCAGATGAGTTCCCACGGGTACCAGATGGGAGGTTGCATCGGGTTTTTGAAGACCTTGCGAAAGTTGGTCAATGAAATTAGTCCATCCGCAGTCTACGTGGCGTGGGAAGGGGGCGGGTCCCGGAAGCGACGGGCTCTGTATTCTGAGTACAAGATGAACCGCAGACCGGAGAAGCTCAATCGCTTCTATGAAGACGACATCCCTGACAGTGAAGAAAACAAGCAGCACCAGATCATCGCCTTGCTGGCGATGTTGAAGTGTGTCCCGGTGTGCCAGCTCTACGTGGGAGACTGTGAAGGCGATGACGTGATTGCCTACCTTTCGCGGCAGCTTTTCAAGTCGGTGCCCAAGATCATTGCCTCGTCCGACAAGGATATGTACCAGCTCTTGGACGAGGAGACGACCATCTATAACTTGCACAAGAAGACGTACATCACAGGAGCCAACGTAGTCGAAGACTTCCACGTGCACCCACAGAATTTTGCGCTGGCCAAAGCCCTCTGCGGTGACCCGGGTGATAACATTCCAGGAATCAAAGGCATGGGCTTCAAGACTGCGACACGAGTGCTGCCTTTCTTGTCCTTGGAAGGAGACGTGTTGTTGGAAGACGTCATCAATTTCTGTCACACACATGCTGAAGACAGTGCACTGTACCAACGCATCGTCGACCATGCTGATGAAGTCAGGCGCAACTGGAGGCTGGTTCACCTCGATGGCTCGATGTTGTCTGCACACCAGGCATCAAAAGTCGATCACCTGGTCAATACATTCAAACCACGGATCGATAGGATGACACTGGTCAAAAATCTAGTGAAAGAAGGCATCGGAGACTTTGATGTCGAGGGTTTTTTTTACGTATTCAATGGCATCGATAACCTCGAAATTGGGACCACAAACTGATGAGCGACGAACGAGCTAACACGAAGGCAACATTCGGAACATACGGGAAATCATTTCAAGAAAAAATTTGCCAATGTCTTCTCACTGACAAGCAGTTTGCTGAACAAATGCTGGAGGTATTTGACGTTTCTTACCTGGAACCCAGGTACCTTGTTTTCCTAGCTGATCGTTATTTTGCATACGCAAAAAAGTACAAGGTCTTTCCGACCATGCAGTTGCTGGTGACAATCATCCGTGATGAGTTGAAAATTGGCACCGACGGAATCATCCGTGATCAGATCGTTGATTACCTGCAACGTATGCGGGCCAACCCCGATCCGGGCGATCTACAGTACGTCAAAGAAAAAGCGCTCGACTTTTGCAGAAAACAGGCCTTGAAAGCGGCCCTCGAGGAGGCTGTCAATCAGATCCAGGCAGAAAAATATGAGTCGATCGTTGACGGGATCAAGAAGGCTGTCATGGTCGGCACCGCACCTCAATTGGGCCATGATTTTTTCACGGACTACGAGAGCAGGTTTACCCTGCTGCAGCGCAATGCAATTGCCACTGGTCTCGATGAGCTCGATAAAAAAGAGGTCCTCAACGGCGGTCTCGGTAGTGGAGAGATCGGTGTAGTCGTGGCACCCACCGGCGTCGGTAAGAGTCACATGTTGACGTTCTTTGGTGCCAATGCCATGCGAAACAACGTCGATGTGTTGCACTATACCTTCGAATTGTCGGAGTCGCAAGTGGGGTTGAGGTACGATTCCAACCTGTGTTCCATCGATTCCAACACTGTCATTGATGATAAAGTCAAGGTGATGGAACAGTACAAGAATATGAAGTTGGGTCGGCTCATCATCAAGGGATTTCCGACGAACACCGCCTCGATCTATACCATCCGCGCCCACATCGAGCGCCTGGATGTCAAGGGTTTCAAACCCGGCTTGATCATCATTGACTATGCTGACATCATGCGATCGACGCGGCAGTACGACTCCTTGCGCCACGAGCTCAAATTGATCTACGAGGAACTCCGTGGGTTTGCTGCAGAGAAAGGCCTGCCAATCTGGACGGCCAGCCAGTCGAACAAAGAAGGTTCGACCAGCGACATTGTCGACTTGGGAAATATGAGTGAAGCCTACGGTAAAGCCATGGTCGCTGACGTTGTGCTCAGCATCTCAAGGAAATCACACGAGAAGGCCACTGGTTTCGGTCGACTCTATGTGGCAAAGAACCGCGCCGGCCGTGATGGGCTAGTATACCCTGTCAAAATTGATACTGCACGCAGCAATTTCGAAATTTTGGGCGCCGCTGGTTCATTTGATGGTGCTGTCAAAGAAGATGAGGATGAGGTGAAGCGCGCTCTCCGTATCAAGTGGCGTGAGCTCAAGAACGATCCTGTGTTGGGAGACAAGTTGAAAAAACCTGAGACAGACCTGAGCTGAGTTGACAGATAGTTATGACTGCTTCGGAGCATAAAATTCGCTTGGCCGGCGAAACATCGTCTTACCCCGTGGAGAGCTATGGAATGAAGAAATTCACGTATCAACAGGTCCGTGACGCGTCTGTTGAGTATTTCAAAGGTGATGAACTGGCAGCTGACGTTTTTGCCGGAAAATATGCCCTGCAGGATCTTCAGGGCAACATTTATGAATCAACACCAGCTGACATGCACCGCCGCCTGGCCCGTGAGTTCGCTCGCATTGAGGCTAAATATCCCAATGCTCTGGCTGAAGACGACATCTACGAGATGCTGGCTGACTGGCGGGTGGTGCCGCAAGGCGGGCCGATGTCAGCGATCGGCAACAACTTTCAGATCCAGTCGTTGTCAAATTGTTTTGTCGTAGAGTCGCCTTACGATTCGTACGGGGGCATCATGAAGACCGACCAGGAAGAGGTCCAGATCATGAAGCGCCGCGGCGGAGTGGGCTTCGACATGTCGACAATCAGGCCCAAGGGACAGCCGGCTGCCAACGCAGCTAGGACCACCGATGGCATCGGCGTCTTCATGGAACGCTACAGCAACACCTGCCGTGAAGTGGCCCAAGGCGGACGCCGCGGGGCTTTGATGTTGACGCTGTCGGTGCATCACCCTGAAGTGTTGACGTTCGCCAACATCAAGCGCAACCCTGACCTCGTCACCGGTGCCAACGTTTCAATCAGGATAACCAATGAATTCATGGAGGCTGTCAAGGCCGGCGCCAAGTACCAGCAACGTTTTCCTGTTGAAAAAGATGCCGTTCACACGATTGAGCAGCAGGTCGATGCCCGCGAGGTGTGGAACAACATCGTCTCTGCAATGCGAGATTGTTCAGAGCCCGGGATGCTGTTCTGGGACGCCATCAAAGAACGCTCTCCTGCTGATGCATACGAGAAGTTTGGGTACGGTACCATCTCGACGAATCCTTGCGGCGAGATTGTCCTCTCTGCGTACGATAGTTGCAGGTTGTTGCTGATTAACCTCTGTAAGTTTGTCACCGATCCGTTCACTGTAAAGGCACAGTTTGACTTTGAGTCGTTTGCTCGGGTGACGCAACGCTCGCAACGGATGATGGATGACCTGGTCGACCTCGAGTTCGAGGCCGTCGACAAGATCCTCGCCAAGACGGAAGCCGACCCGGAACCGCCTGATGTCAAGCGCGTTGAGCTCGAGATGTGGAAAAAGATCCGCAATGCCGCCGTCAATGGCCGGCGCACCGGTCTGGGCATCACATCGCTCGGCGACACATTTGCTTACATGGGCATAGCCTATGGGTCAGACGATAGCATCAAGTTGACTTCCACAATCTACAAGGAACTAGCGTTGAATTCGTACAGGTCCAGCGTCGCCATGGCCAAGGAGCGAGGACCATTTCCGACCTACGATCACAGCGTTGAAAAAGATCACCCGTTCATCTGTCAAATCATGGACGCTGACCATGAGCTCAATGCCGAGTACAAGCTCTACGGGCGCCGGAACATTGCCAACACCACCACGGCGCCTGCAGGATCGACTTCGCTCGAAACGCAGACCACGTCAGGCTGTGAACCCGTGCTGTTCGTCAAGGCTCGCAGGAAGCGCAAGATCAATCCCAGCGACAAAATGGCCCGCGTTGACGAGACAGACAACAAGGGTGACAAATGGCAACACTATGACGTTTACCATCACGGTGTTGCCAAGTGGATGGCGATCACCGGTGAGACAGACATAACAAAGTCACCGTACCATGGATCGACAGTCGAAGAGATCGATCCGATCAGGAAGGTCGACATCCAGGCCGCGGCCCAGAAATGGATCTGTCACAGCATCAGTAACACAACTAACCTGCCCAACGATGTGAGCGTCGACCTGGTGGAAAAGATGTGCTGGCACGCTTGGGAGACAGGGTGCAAGGGCGTCACCATGTACCGCATCGGCTCCCGCGATGCCGTCATTGTCAAGGAGAAAGACGCTACCGGTCTACCTTTGATCATCACTGAAACCCATGCTCCGAAGCGGCCCAAGGAACTAGACTGTGATGTGCACCGTGTCAATGTCAAAGGTGAACAATATCTGGTCTGCGTCGGCCTGTTGGGCGGCGTCCCCTACGAAGTCTTTGCTGGATTGTCAGAACACGTGGAGGTGCCCAAAAAAGCCAAGAAGGGTGTCCTCATCAAGAACGGCAAGAAGGATGGCGTGGCCACTTATAACCTGCGGATCCCGGTGGGTGACGATGACTGCGTCCTATTTAAAGACATGGTGTTGCTGTTCGACAACCCGTTGTATGGAGCTTTCACACGGACGGTCTCATTGGCCTTGCGTCACGGGGTGCCGGTCCAATACTTGGTCGAGCAGCTCCGTAAGGACAAGCACAGCGACGTCATGTCGTTCTCCAGTGTCATTGCCCGCGTTCTCAGCAAGGGCTACATCCCAGACGGGACCAAGGCCACACAGGAAAAAACGTGCCCGAGCTGCAACAGCACCAACCTGTGCTACCAACAAGGCTGCGTCGCATGTCTTGATTGTGGCAACTCAAAGTGCGGCTGATACTTAACTTCACAGGAATCGTTCACAATGAAATTGACACCTAGACAGGCCGCTCGAGTTAACGATATCATCCAAGCAGAAGTACAATCGGTGCTAGCCGAGCGCCGAGCTGAACCGATGAACGTTGACATGTCAATCATGAACCAGGTCATCGAAGAGAAGATGTATGACACCGCAGTGACATCGGCGTCTGAGGTTGTTAATTCCTTTCGTCGCAAAGTGATGAAACAGATCATTGACCAGATGAATCAACACGCAATGAGTCACCGCAAGGTTAGGGCCAACGAACTAGAAGATGATGTGTTCCTTGTAGAGCCTGAACTCGCCGACCTCGAGGAGGAGCTAGCCATGGAGATTACTACCGCTCTTCACAATTTTGCGCGGAAACTAGGTGGCGCCGCTGTTCGAACTGCTGGTGGCAATGAACCTGATGAGACAGGGTATTGACAATGAAAATTAAGGTCGGAACACTGCGAAGGTTGATCCGCGAGGGCATCATCTCAGAGATCAGCCTGTCACCGGCAGCCTTCAATGAGAAGCCCGTCAAGGATCCCATGCAGCGTCAGAACGTCAGCAAGGCCATGGGAGACCTGGAACGGTTCTACAGTTCAGCATTGATGAATAATCTGGTTCTGGCCCACAAGGACAAGTACAACGCTGAGTCGCGGGACTTTGACGATGCAACCTACGAGGCTCTGAAGTCTCAGGCTGATCGCATCACAGAAAAGGTGATGTCACAGATCAGTAATACTTTGCAACAGGGATGGCTTGCAGCCAACAAGGAAAACCCGTCATGAAGAAACCCATCAAACTCAGCAAAGAAGCACTGCACAGGATCATCGTCACTGAGGTCAAGAAGACCACACAGAGGATCACTGAAGCCTCACGGGCGCAAGACCAACACGGGCAAGCCTCATACATTGCGTCAAACATGGCAGCGACCGGCGACGGGATGGTCGAAGAAGTCTTGAGCAACATGTACGATGAAGGTGATCCTTCAATGAACCATGTCGGACCTCAGGCCTGGCAGCAACAGTGCCGAGAAGCTGCAACAGATTTCATGACGCAGGTGGAACCGCTGCTTGAAGAAGCTGCTGAAGAAATGATCATGAAGTTGATCGATGGACAGTACTACAGGGAATGAAAGATCCTGAAGACCAGATACGCAAGATCATCCGCGAAGAGTTCATGCGTGGCGTGCCCGAATTCATGCTCCGTCAAGCGACCGATGACTGTACAGAGCGCCTGCGGCAGCACATCAAGCGCTTCATTGCCACGCGGGCCGAGAATCCCACACACTCCCGCGAGCTGCTGCAGCTGGCCAACGAGTCACTGGCAGACCTCGACGAGGAAATGTATGCCCTGGTGGAAGATAAACTCTGGAGCTTTCTTCAACAGACATGAGCGACTGTGGTATGCTTTTCACGGCACCCGTTCCAGGAGGCCTACAGGTGCACTGCAACCTCCCAGCGCTTCACACGGGTGAACACAGTTGGGAAAAATATGTGGATCACTTTGTCCCGCGGGGGTCAAAACAATTGACTGAACCTGAAGTACCATTGCCTCCGCATGGAAATGGAAACAGAGTACTTCGAGTGCCAGTGTGATTGTTCAGAACACGTCTTGCGCTTTGTCATCGATCCTGACAGCGGCGACGTCTGGTCTGAAGTGTACCTCAACCACTGGCACCCGTGGTACCAGCGACTGTGGATTGCGATCAAGTACGTCTGCGGTCGCAAGAGCAGGTACGGTGCCTTCGACTGCACCATGCTGCGTCTGGAAGACTACCCGAGGTTCAATTCCATGCTAGACCGGTCAGCTGCCATCCTTCAGGCCTCCCGTGGGGCCCTAAAGTGACCCAGGATAATCTCAAGAAATACGAGTGTGGTGACAATAGGGTCGAATTGTTGGGATATTACGGCGGCGACGAGAGCCATGCCCTGTCGGCCTGGACATCGACCTCCCGTGAGTTGACCGAGGCCAAACGTGCTCGGGTGGGCAAGCTGCTCCGTGACCTGGCTCAGGCCGGGCATGCCACGCCGTTTGAAAAGTCATCGATTCACTTTCTGGTGACGACAGAAATTGCAACACACATCCAGATCGTTAAGCACCGCATCGGTGTCTCGTTCAACGCAGAGTCTGCGAGATACAAGGAACTGAAAGACGACAAGTTCTACGTGCCAACTGATTGGGACACAGATGAAGTCGACCGCTATGTGGCCTTCATGGAAAATGCCCTGCAGCAGTACCACCTGACGCTGGAGCGACTGGTCGCCAAAGGCATGTCACGGAAGCGAGCCAAAGAGTCGGCGCGGTTCTACCTGCCATATGGCAACCAATTGACGGCTGACGTGATGTTCAATTTTCGCAGCTTCGTTCACTTCATGGGACTGCGCTATTCAGTGCATGCCCAAAAAGAGATCTGCGACCTCTCAAGGGCAATGTTGACTGCCGTTCACCAGACGGGCGCCTTCGACCTCAGCCTGCGAGCGTTCGACCTGGTGTCTGATGACGGTGTTCTTCGGGCACCCTTTGAGTAGAATGGTGACATGGCAAGATTGATCGTCCTGGAGGGTCCAGACAGGGTAGGAAAAGAAACGCAGTCCAAATTGTTGACAGCCTATCTGCGACAGTTGGGTCACAAGGCGACCCTCGTTGAGGTGCCAGTGCACGATTCTTTGACGTACCGCGCCATCTACTGGATGCTCCACAATGGGACGGCTGTACAATATCCCAATGTTTTCCAGTTCGTCCAGTACGTCAATAAACGTACCTTTCAGGAATTTGTCTTGGCTGACTTGATGGAGACCAATGACTTCGTGATCCTGGATCGCTGGGTCCTATCATCGATTGTCTATGGCATGGCGGCCGGCGTTCGTATACCATGGATCGCAGAACTGAGTGCCCGATTGAAGACACCCGATGTGACCATCGTCCTCCATGGGAAGGCTCACGTGGATCGCCATGGCGATGCATACGAGAAAAATAAGCTGTTGCAAGAGGCCGTACGTTTTACATACAAGCAATGGGCCCTGGGACACAAGGACGAGTGTGAATTGATAGACTGTGAGGCGCCCAGGATGATGGTCCACAATCAGATCATTGCAGCCTTGCAAAAAAGAGGCGTACTGTGATACAAGACACCGCTACGATTTACGATGGAGTCACCATGAATGTATATAAGTTGTCTGACAGTGTCATCGCCCGCATTGCTCAAATTCTGCAAGAAGGGATGCTGCTCGGTGTCGATGTCGTCGACTTGATGCGTCAGATTGAAGTCGAGCCTGCTCCTGATGGTGCCACATTGGACCTGACGCCGGCCTACACAATCCTGGTCACTGAAATGCACGAAAAACTCCTAGAAGAGGCCCAGGCACACCAGGATGCCCGAGCCGCCGCGAAAGTTGTTTTCAGTACCTGATGTCAGGATGGCTGTATTTGTTGATCGCGGTGTTGTTGATAACCTCACTTGTCTTCAAAGAGGATGACCTGCCCAATGACTGATCGACTACAGGAAATGTGGAACCAGCAATATGAGTTCATGCGCCTGCTGCAGCGCAAGCGAAACTTTCCTGAGTTCCCGACTGACATCACCTCAAAGAAGGGACAACAGTTCCTAAAAGACATCAGGAATCACCTGTTGGAAGAGCTCTTTGAAGCGGGTCAGCATCTTAAAAATGCAAAATCGCACCGAGCGACAGAACTTCCTGAGGTCGACCGTGAGGCCTACAAGGAAGAGCTGGTCGATGTGTTGCACCTCTATTTTGAGCTGGTGATCGCATCAGGTGTAACACTGGAAGAACTACACCAGACTTACATCGACAAGGGCATCACAAATGTCGCACGTATTGAAAGTGGGTACTGACACCATGATTTCACGGTTCATCGATTTCTTCAAGGGGCTCATGTGGACGCCTTCACGAAAGTTGCTGTCGGATGAAACGGCGGGCCCGGAGGCCTTTCGTCCTCACCGAACCAATCGTTGGATCCTCACGGTCGAGGGATTCGATACGTTTCTGGCCCGTGATGTTGAATTGCCTGCTTTTTCCCGTGAGCCCGATGACAGCCTCGTGTTCGGTACGTTGACAGTCGTCTTCTATGAGATTGAAGGTGCAT